TTGTAATTATCAAACCATCCCCCAACAATTATCTTTCCATTATTTTGAATTCCGATGCTTGTAACTCTGTCATCAAATCCAGTACCAACCGAAAATGAACCATTAACATTACCATCATAATCAAGCTTTACAATTTTGTTTGTAAAATTACCACCAACATAAATTTCATTAGAACCGTATAATGCAACTATTGCGTGAACATAGTCACCCAAGGTTACATTTGAAGCAAAAGTAGCGTCTACGTCTCCAATAGAATCTAATTTACATATACGAGAAACTGATGTGGATTTATATTCCGTAAACCTACCACCAACAAAAATATTATCATCACTATCAATGTGACAAACAAGAGCGTGATTATTAAATCCATCACCAATAACAAATGTATTATCAATCGATCCACCTATATTTAATCTAACAATTTTGTTATATGTATTACCATTAATTTGAGTGAAATGACCTACTACGATTAATTTTCCATCAGATTGTTGTTTTACATCACGAATGTATCCATTGTTACTTCCATGAAACTTAGGTGAAGTAAATGTTGCGTCTAGCGTACCATTTGTGTTAAATCTTTTTATGACCGTATAATCATCGCTTAAACCAACATCATACAATCCTGATTGACCAGCAACTATAATTTTTCCATCACTTTGAATAAAAACAACATCAGCCCAACCAAAAAAACTAAATCCTTCAGGTTCAGTCCAATAATCCGGCTCATCACCAAAATTAAATCTATTTTCAATTAAACTTGTAACAGATGAATAACCATTGTTGATATCAGTCAAAATATTATTTAAACTTTTCATATTATTTCTCCTCGTTATGTATATTTATGCATTGATTTAAAATTCGCAAGTATAAATAGATACATGAATGCAAAAAAGATTTATAAAAATTATCTATTTTATAATTAATGGATAATTCTTATTGGGCAACAGAGTTACCACATCCACTTTCTCCTTCACTTGATGATTTTCAAGCATATAAAGATAATTTGGGATCTGGCACAACTCTTCTTCTTGGATGTACACATAAATTAATACCAATAAGTGATTTTCAAATGGATATCGATCCTTGGTATGTTGCGCCAACTGTAATTAAACAAGATTGGCGCAACAATAAAACTTATTATGACAACATAATCGGTGATGGTGTACTTAACTTTACTAAAGAATTAACTGACTCTATCCTCACAATGTGTAAAGAAAATTGTAGAAATTTTATAGCAAGAAGTTTTAAACATAAATTACCAATAATGAAAATTGCTGACTACTTTCCAAAAGAAAACGATTTTCTCATCAGACCAGACTTGATAGACGAATATGATGATTACAATTTCTTCTTTTGGAGTTTCTATGAGTAAACATGAAAAAGATGTAGTTCTTTTAACAAATGAATTCAATAAATCACAATGGAATCATAAAATTTATTTTGAAAAATTAAAAAATTTACCAATCATTACAAGAGAAGACCTTAGAAACACAAGGATGAAAAAAGGACTTTATTCTACTACAACTTCTGGAAGTACTGGAGAAACACTAACAATTGAAAAATCTTATGCTGATTATATTTGGTACTATGCAACAAACATAAGAGAAGTATTATGGCGCAAATGGGATTCAACAAAAAACTACGCAATAATTAAACCCAGATCAACTTTAGCAACTTACCCATCTTGGGGAATACCACACGAAATTTTTCCCAAACAAGGTAAAATATTCCGAAATGGACATTTACCTACAAAAGAACTAGAATCTTGGCTAGAAGAAAAAAATCCACATTATATTCACGCTAGACCAAGCATTTTAAAAGAACTTGACCTATCAAAAATTACCAACCTAATCGACACAAAAAGTACCGGAGAACTTGGCGGTAGCTCTTTCTCATCAGAAGAATGCGGAACTATAGCTATAACTTGCCCAGATAACCCAAATGTCTATCACGTCATGGAAAATCAAATAGTAGAAGTTGATACAGATGGCAGTATGATTATCACAACACTAACAAACCCCTATATAAGAAGATATAAAAATGGAGATTGTATAGAACTTGGTGAATGTACTTGTGGTAGAAGCCTTCAGACTATTACTAAAATACACGGAAGAGTAAGAAACATGTTTATTTTGCCAAACAGAGACAAAAAATGGGCTTTATTTGGAACTCAAGAGTATTATTCAAAATTTGGAATTAAAAAATATAAATTAATTCAAACAAGTTTGACAGAACTTGAACTTCATATTATCTCTGAAAATCTTGGAGAACGAGAAGAAGAACTTAAAAAACATATACTAAAATTCCTTGATTCTCCTGTTAACATAACAATAAAATATGTAGATAATTTTCCTGATTATAAATTTGAAGAATTTATTTCGTTGGTTACATGAAGAAATCATGAAAAAATAACATTAATCATTTGTAATAATTTTATTTTATCCGGCACCTCTAAATATTGTTAGAGGTGCAAAAATGATCAGCAAAACATTAGCTGCCAATTATCAGGAAGATGCAAAACTCTATGTCATCACACCTATCATCAACCCTCAAAGATACAACAGCAGATACAAACTGTACAAAAAATTTGAAAAAATGGTCAATGATTCTGGAGCAGTACTCTACACAATAGAAGCTGCATACGGAAATAGACCATTTGAAGTTACAACATCAGACAACCCACAAAACATTCAAGTAAGAACTACATCTGAATTGTGGCATAAAGAAAACATGATCAACGTAGCAGTACAAAGACTTCCATCAAATTGGGAATACGTTGCATGGATTGACGCAGATGTTGCCTTCGCAAGACCAGATTGGGTCGAAGAAACCATACACCAACTACAACATCACCCAGTAGTCCAAATGTTTAGCACTGCTGTAGACCTTTCTCCTAAACACGAAATGATAAAAGCACACAAAGGATTTGTTTATAGCTATTTCAACAACATACACCAAAAATGCGATAAATATGACCATTGGCACCCCGGTTTCGCTTGGGCAGCTACAAAATATGCCTTTAATTCATTCGGTGGACTATTAGAAGAAGCAATATTAGGATCTGGAGACAGACATATGGCTTTTGGTCTAGTCGATAAAATAGAAATGACTATAAACAAAAATTTCACACAAGCATACAAACGTGTACTAAAAAAATGGGAAACCCTTGCAGTTGAACATATTAAGAAGAATGTAGGATATGTTGAAGGAACACTATTGCACTATTGGCACGGAAAGAAAAAAGATAGAGGTTATAGTTGGAGAAGCAATGTTCTAGTTCAAAATAACTATGACCCAGATACAGACATAAAGAAAGATTGGCAAGGAATTTATGCCTTAACAGGAAATAAAATTAAATTTAGAGATGAATTGGTACAATATTTTAAATCAAGAAATGAAGATAGCATCGACCATGAAGATTAATATTGACAAATAGTTTAAATTAATTATAATTTAAACTATGAACCAATATCATTTAGAAAAATGTGTCAAAATTATGATGGAAGATTGGGATGGAGAAACATCTCGTCCATTTTATCATTATGCTTTCGCTATTAGAAAAAATAGAATATTAGCAATAGGTAAGAATAACCCAATCATGACTTCTGCTAAAGCTTATCGATTAGCTAAACGATTCAATATAGAGCATTGGCAGAAATACCCCTTCCTTCACGCTGAAGCCGATCTTTTACTCAAACTCGATGATAAGCACTATAGCAAGAGAACTACGATCCTAAGCCTAAAAATCAACCGCCATGGACGATTTAGACTGGCTAAACCATGTTACAAATGCCAAATAGCACTTGATGCCCTTTCTTTAACTAAAATCTATTGGTGCTTGAGTGATCAAGAAAATCGTTCTTTACCAATTTTGGAAGGGACAATGAATGTTGTTGTTTGAATAAAAAAAAACCCCGGTAAACACCGGGGTTTTTCTTATCCCTTATTTGAGATAATAATATTATGCCTACACCCTGAAATTTGCGATTGAGAGACGGGCATAGAACTTTGCGCCTTCCCTTAATAACTTTTTTCCGTATCGAACAAGCAAACCACGTCTTGGGCAGAAGGACTCTGGGTCGAGTACAACTGGGGTCTGGGTGAGAGGAACGTATGGGCAGTAGAAGTAACCGCTGTCCATGTAGCTGTCGCCCTTATAACCCATGAGCAACTGGTTGCTTGGGAAGAGTGGATCTTTGTATAGACGATAACGGTTAGCGACCGTACCGACATACTGAACGCCGAGTGAACTTGTGAAAGTCTCAGAAGGAGCAGGAGCGAAACCAGCGGTTGCTGTTTCGAAGATTGAAGCAACTTCAGGTGAGGTCACGATGAAGTTAGCGCCGCCACGGAGGGTCTTTCTGTGGATGACGTTAGAAACTTCGATGATCTTAACATAAAGGGCTTCGTACTTTTCCTTGATGGTCTGACCGATTGCAGTTGAGAAGTCCCAAGCTGAAACCGTACCTGCGTTGTTACGAAGATCGCCGAGAACTTCACGGTCGATTTCGAGGTTGATTTCCTGTGCAAGAACAGCGGTCAACTCAGCTTCAGCGTCAAGATTGTGCTGACTACGGAGATCCTGCTGTGCTTCATAAGACCATACAGCCTTGAGCTTACGGGTCTTAGCAACGATATCTTCTGATTCAATTACGAGGTTGATTTCAGGAAGATCCTGATTGCACTCCATATTGTACTCATAAGAGATTGTGCAGTAGTTTGAACCGGGTGCATTGTCCCAAGTGAGTGTGAATTCGCCAGTGGTAAGGTCGATGCTACCAGCTGTTGCTCTATTCTCAGGTGAACCAATTGCGGTAAAGGTGAAGGTGCCGTTTGAAGAGACAACGAATGTCTGAACAGCGGTTGAACCGTCATAAACAGTACCAGTAATGGTGCCAGCGAGGATTGGGGTGTGCTCAAGTGGGCTGAATACGCTATTAACGTCTGCGCCTGCATCGGTGCTGGTTGATTCGTTGTTTACGAACTGTGAAGAGTAGTAAACGTCGAGGTTAGCAGTACCATCAGCGAGCTGCTGGAGTGAGTTAATATCGTCTCCGGGGAAACCACCGTTGTTGCTAGCTCCACGAACGCTACCCTTGTTGGAGGAGTAACGGAAACGGAGATAGTACACCAACCCGGTTGGTCCGAGGAGTGGCTGAACGCTAACAATCTTGTTAGCAATCAACTGTGGGTAAATTCTGCGGACGAGAGGAATTGAAATCCTCTTGAACTGTGCAACATCTGCGGTGTCGGTTGACACTTCATTGAAAAGCTTTTCTCTTTCGAGCATTAGGCGTTGGTTCTCAAGAAGAACTGCGGTAGCAGAACGGGTATGAGTATCTTCGATACCCTTGAGAAGACCAGTTTTCGCCCAACGGCTCTCTAGTTCTTTTGCTTCGTTCAAATAAGTTGAATTGAGACTCATTGTAGTTACCTTTCTTTATTAAACTTACTTAGATTTCTTAACACCTGAAAGAACGAGAAGATCGTTGTTCATATTCGCTGAGTTTGATTCAGAAATAACCTGAACATTCTCAGTTACTAACTGACCTCTCCCGCTTGCAACTCTTGCTTTCATTCCACGCTCTTTCTGCTCACTGATGACTCTTTTTGTGCGATCAACACGGTGTTCACCAATGACTTCAGAAGCTCTACGAACACTTTCGTTCAACTTCGTATTCTCGGTTGAAAGACGGATATTCCTTGCTTCCATGATTCTGAGCTGACCCTTAAGATCTTCTGCGGACTTACGGGCTTCTTCAAGCTTACCGGAAGTTGAGAAGAATTGTTCATCGCCAGCGATGTAATCAGAAGCGATGTTGACAATCTTGTCGAGTGCAACTTTGTGTTCAACAATACGAGGATCAGCAAGAAGATCTCTCTTCGCCTGCTCGTAAATTTCAACGCCCTTGACTTGGAGGAATTCGTCAACCTTGTCAACGATGTATTCCTTCATTTCCTTGAGCTTGCCATCATACTCTTCATAAAGATCGCTTTCGACGCTGTTCTTGCTGTTTCTTTCAGCGAGAAGCATCTGATAAGCTTCTTCATAACCTTCTTCAAGAGCAGTTTCGAATTCAGCCTTTTGGTTGCCGATTCTTCCCTGAAGGTCATTAATGATAGCATAAGCTTCATTATAGCCTTGATAGGCAGTCTTTTCAGCTTGAGAAAGTTCGTTGGTAAGCTGCATATAAGCCTCTTCGAGGTTCTTATTGTATTCAGCTTCCATTTCCTTCTTTGACTCTTCAATCATCTCGTTGACAGCTTGAGCAACTTCGTTGATCTGGTCAGATGGAAGAAGGTTCTTTAAAGAATTGAAAATCTTGTTCATCTCACAGTCTCCCTATTATGTTACTAGTTTTATTCTTAATCAGCCCGCCTAAACAAGCTATTAATGCGTCCTTATTAACACTATGTATGCTTCTGCTTTCATTTCTTGCGGAAAAATTATTAGGATTATAGTTTTCCTTGGTAATTTTCCTTTGAAATGCCTGATAAGTTGAAGGATCAGCAACTGCATCAAATGTAATTAGCTTGTATGATTCTGTAATCATTAACACGCCTTTATCATTTGTAGAGCCGTTACCAACACCTCTTGACGAAATACCAACACGCACACCATCGTTAATAAGAGCTTTTAAAATCTTACCATGTGGAGTGTTAAGAATCTCACCTTCACCCATCAAGGACTTACCTTCCCACCATAACTTGGTTACGACATGGGATGCTTTTTCGAAGTGAATAATGGAATCAGAAGGATGGTCTAACTCACCAACCAAACCTCTTGCGTTGACGCATTCCACTAAATCTTGCATGTTTTTATCTAAAACACCAAAAGTGTAACATCTATTATTTTTGTTGACTTCGTCAGCTTGCTGAAATTTCCCACGAAATCTGGTGAGTCCGCCAGTTGCGGACTCATTCAGACCCATGTGAATGCCGCCATTAGAACAGCAGTCCACAAGTAGCATACTCACATCAACCCCTTTCGCTGCCCTTGAGCAGTTTGAAGCTATGAGCCAATGTCATTCCGTTTGATGGAATGTAAGGATTTTTTAACTTATCCCAAGTTTCGGGACCATCGTCATGACCAAGGACATCGCTATCTGATTCGATAGTCTTTTCGCCATGAATCTTATAATCGCCAGCCTTGGGTACATATGGATTCTTAACATTTGGGTAAACATCAGCGCCATCGTGCGTTAAATAACCCTTCTTAAGATCCTCAATGCCTTGCCTGTCATAAGATTTGCCATCGCTAACGAATGGTGATCTAGTGGAAGCGTATTTGCTAGGCGATCCATCAATCTTAGAATATTTTGCAATTGCTTCGACATCGCCAGTCACTGTGTGACCAACTTTATCAGAAACATACCAATCTCCACTCATTGGAAGATTAGCTGCTGCTTTAAGCATTGCTGCTGCTTCTTCAAGAACATCAAGATCAAAAGCTTTCTTGCCAATTAGAGCGTTTTCAATATCGCCCATGTAGCCAGCAATTTTATACTTAATGCTTGCATCTCCGAAGTGTTCAGCAAGACCAGCCAAGTTGTTCAAAGACTTATAAGCATCTTCAAAAGCCATTCTTTCGGTCTTGGAAACTTCATCAAGCTTTTCAACCATGATTTCAGAAGCCTGCTTGAAACCTTCATAACTGTCAGATTCAAACATATCAGCAAGCTTGTAAATCTGGTTTACTTTGTCCTTGTAATTGTCATAGCAAGTTCTAAGAACACCCTCAGCCAAGAAAAAGCAAGTTTCATCATCGAAATTCTTGACATTTTCTCTAACCAATGTATCACTGATCAATTTAGCCAATTCACCTTCGGTAAGATAAATTACGCTTGGGAAAGCAGCAACTACATTTTCAACAGTTTCCTGAAGCTTGGATGCATCGCTCATACCATTGCACTTCTTCATGTCCTTACAAGCAAGACCCCAATGGATGTTATGAGCAAGCATTCTCATAAGATCTCTCTGATACATAACATCAGTGTTAAGAGTCTTCCAATTGAATGCAAGCATTTTAGCTTCATTCTTAAGCTGTGAACGAGGAATAGCTACAGAAATAACATTTCCAAGCTTATCCTTGACGGTTTCGCTCAAAGTTGGTGCGCCAAATGTTCTGAAATCAACATAGTCAAAGATGTTCTTTGAAACAGTTGACCATTCCTTAACAACCTCAGCCTTTGCCTTCTTTCCAAGTTTATCCATCTTGTCTGAAGAATGCTTTTTGACCATTTCTTCACGTTTGTTAGAATTCTTTTTACCCTTTTTAGCTGCCTTCTTCTTGAGATAAGCAAGAAGCTGAGGAGGCATTTTGCCCTTTTTGCTACCCTTTGCTTCGTTGATAACGCCTTCTTGAAGACCAACACGAACGTAGGGAAGGCTGAAGTAACTTGAAAACAAATCACTTGCATTTTCTTTGTTATCATCAAGAATAGAATCAACCATTCTGTCAATAATGTTCTTGCCTTCGTTAATCTGGGATGACTCATCAACAACTAATTCTTCGATGTTTTCAAGCAAAAGCTTGGAATCGTCAATGAGGTAGGTTGCGTGAACCAAAGTACCCTGATCAGTAGCAAAAGTAGCTTCGTTCTCTGTAATGCCGAATAAAGCCATGTTTTCTTTACCAAGTGCTGACGCAATTGTGTCACATGCTTCGTTTAATTCTTTTTCGGCTGTTTGAAGGAACTTGCGCTCAATCTGCTTGAAGACATCATAATCGATGAGTTTTCTCTTCATTTTGTTCTCCCAAAAAAAACAATGTTTAATTCACATAGAGTGAGAATTTTTTGAATCCTAACTCATATCTATGCAGTAGCTCATAAAAAAAGAAGGTAAATATGCAAACATTTAGTGATTTTATCAATCGTAGATTCGGATATAATGAAAATACTGATCAAAATCAACAAGTTGTTCCTGAAGAAACCATAAAAAAATCAATGGAATTAGAAAAAATAATTCATCTAATTTTAGATAATCCTAATTATTTTAAGAAATTTTTTGAAACTGTAAAAGAATTTGTTTATGATGTCAGAGATAACGATTTACAAGCTATGATGCAAAATTTGCAAGATAATTTTGAACAATATTCAAAGAATAAAGGATTGGCACAAGAAACAGGAGTTTTAGATAAACCAAATAATTTACCACCAAATATGGGTGGTTAATTCCTGCCTTCTCTTAACTTCATCCAATTTTTGAATTTAGGGAAATTATTACTGTCCCCTTGTAACATACTTCTGTCCCAAGGAATATGAATGTTTGATTTTGTTTTTACTGCACCGGGAACAATATTTTGAGGTTTTTCTTTAGCTTCTAATTCTCCAACTGTTGTTGAATAATGTCTACCAGTTTTATAATCACTTATGCTTAAACTTGTTGTAGGACTAACTGTATCTCCGTTTGCTATTTCATAAACCATACTTAAAAGATCTTTAGCTTGATTTTCATCCCATCCCCAAAGTTCAAAACTGTGATCTCTACTAATAATGTTTCCTTGTTTGCAACCCCAACGACGAGGATCTTTGAATCCATCAATTGTATCTGCGTTTTTTGTTTTAAATTCATTATAAGAAGATGGATCAACTGTTTCTAAATAGCCCAAAAAACTCAAAAATTTGTCTGGATCATATCCATAATCATTATTACCAATATCTCTTATTTTTCTGTCAGAATATTCTAAAAATTCTGCTTGATCATCTGTTAACTGATCTTCTGGCAATGTTTCTAAATGTTGTTTTATATCTTGTGCAAGAGAAATTGCATCATCATGTAAATTGCTAACAATTTGTTGAAGAAAATGTCCTTCATGACCACCAGAATCGTCAACATCAATATCTGCGCTTGTTAAGTGAGAACCATCCCAAACATATTCGCCACGAAGATCTGTTTCTTCTTGTTCTTGGACATCGTCTTCATAATCTTCTTCGTTCATAATTCACCTTATTCTATGCTATAATCTTGGCTCTCCATGTCTTCTTCGGCTGCATAATCTTGGATTTCAAGATCATATTTAATAACATCTTCTTCACTTGGTTCGGGCAATGGCGAACCTCCTGACACTGCTGGAGCAGCAGGTGATGCACCTGTTGGTGGTGGCATTCCACCAGCCATAGCTTCTGGAGAACCTTCTTGGGGTTCTTCTGTCGGAACTTCAAGTTGTTTATTTGGACCTTCTTCAGTTGCACCAACTTGCTCATCATCTTGTGAAGGAATACCGACACCCAATAGTTGTGGATTTTGCTGTAGAACTTGCAATCTTGCATCTTCGAGTTTTTGCAATTTGGTTCTTGCAAGGATATCTTTGGTTTCTTCTTCTGTATAATGCATCCAGAAACGCAATAGATCATAATCGCTAATTAGTCCAGCAGACTTAAGACTTGTAACATTCTGAATTCTATTATTAACAATTTCTGCTCTGCTTAGTTCTCTCCACTCACTTGGAGGAGTCATGCTTATTTTCAAGTCATCATATGTTTCAGGTGGAAATCCACGCATATGTAAATGTCTTTGTGCTATTTCATAAATTCCATCTTCTAATGAAGATTGATATCTTTCAACAGTTCTTGCAAATTTTACGTCTTGTGAAGACAAAGTAATCTTAGTTTGTGCTGGATCATCAACATTCAGATAATTCTTGGGGAAATTGAGAGCTGTCATCAGTTTTAGTCTGAAGTAAATAGCATCATCAATTTCACCGAGATTCTGGGCACCGGGAAGTGTTTCAATTTTTGTATTAGAGTTTGGTCTGGTTGGAATCCAATAGTCTTCTTCAACTGCTGGTGGCTGATATCTTTCTTCAACAGAAGAAGGTCCAGAAAATCCATTTTGATTCAAACTAATTTTTCTTTTACGGAATTGGTCTTTCATTCTTTCAATAAAAGCTTCTGCCTTAAATCCGGGAAGTTGACCAACATCAATATAAAACACTCTACGTTCAGGTGCTCTTGCAAGACGGTACGTCAACATACTGTCTTCCATCAATCTTAATTGATATGCTGGTCCTCTGGCTGGCTCAGTAATTGAGCTGCCATATGGATAGAATTGCCTTCTATCCTCATTAATTCTTACATGGACGACTTGTTCTGGTGCAAACCTAATAGCGGTTGCCATTTGAATTTCTTGATCGCTAGCCACTGTTACAGGCGCACGAACCAATGATTGATAATCTGGTCCTTCTTTTGATTGTTGGAATTCAATAACTTTTCCTTTAGTTGTTTCAATCCGATAAATACTTTCAGGAGGAAGTCTTTGAATTTTCAAAATACCTTCATTTGGAGAATCAAGATCCGTAATTAATTCATAAAAAAGATCGCCATAAAGTAATAGACTTTTAAAATCTGCCCATATTCTTTTATTGAAGTTAAGCATTTGACGAGACATTAAAAGAAATTCGACTTCTTTTTTTACATCATCATTTTCAACTTCAATTTTCAAAACATTACCATATTCATCTTTTTGACAATTGTGAACAATAGTATGATCTGTAGCAAAATTATGGTGTTCTTCAACTGTTAAGTCATAAACATCTTGGCTAATTCCTTTGAATTTACCAATTACTTTTCTGCTGTCGCTCTTATTCTTTGAAAGATGCTTTAGTTCTTTGTAGGTAAATCCAGCTTTTCTTAATCTTGCCTTTACAGTGATCCAAGTTTCTTCAACCATGGCAATGATATTATCCATTGACATGCCTTGATTGATTAGTCTTGTATAAAAATTTATTCTTTGATATTTTTCTATAGGTCTTCCTGCTCGCCATTCATCAACGAGTTGTCTTTCTGTGACCCATCCATTATTAAAAGTAAATATTCTTGGGAATTGACCAGCTAGTAGACTGTTATGTTCTGCAACTGGTTTTTCACGATAAAAAGGCATTAAATCATCGCCAACTTTAATATTTTCTGCTTGTATCCATTCTCCTGTACGAAGAAGTAGCTTATGATCTGCCGTGCATTCAATCTTCCCGCCATTATCAAAAATAATTTCTACTGTTTCTGCTGTTTTGGTTTTTCTTGGATGATGTGCCCAACCAAGGGTATAATCCTTTTTCTTGAAATCATAACAATAAACCAAGAATTTATCATTTGCATTTTCTTCAGCAAGAGTTTTAATGGTTTTAAAACCAAAAGGTGTTGCTACTTTGGTATTGCCAGCGACACAAGCTTCATCAGCGAAAATAGTTAAACATGTTTCAATTTCTGGAACAGCTCTAAGTCTTTCGTATTCTTTGTATCTTGATATTCTGTTGCTTACTGTGGAAAGATCGACAAAGTCTTGAGTTTCCCTAAGTCTGATAAGTCTGTTATCTTGACCGTTCCAATAAGACCCATCTGGAGAAATGCTAGGGATTGAGTCAGGACTGATGATACCAGCGCCAACAATCTCTTTAGATTGCAATCTTCTACTAAGCGGATCTGATTCAAACGCATAGGTAAAAGTTTTGAAGATGTCTGACCAAAGTGGTGTAGGCATAATTTACTCTTAATTCCTGATCTATCTAATCAAGTTATTTAGTCTTTTTTTTAAAAATTTGCTATGATTAAAAACAGTTTGTCAAATTGGTGAAAATAAAACTAAATAATAACATGGAAAGTTTTTTTGTTATAAGCTATCATGGATCTTCTCATAATAAGCTAGATAAGACACTTTCCTCTCATTCTAAGTTGCAAAAAGTAACAAAAGACAGTAATGTAAAGACAACATATTTTAATTGTCACGATGTTATTGAGCTTCAAAAAAATCATAAATATAAATTTGGTGGCGCATCATTCTATGATATTTGCCTAGAAAATTATGAATTAGCTTCCACAGAAGTTTTGAAAAAATATTTTTTTATATTTTATTTGGATGATATAATCGGGGAAAATAATCCTTCATATATCAATTATCGTTTGCGTAGAATATATGAAATGTTACATTATTGTGAAAACTGTATTGTTTATTTTAACAACAACAATAATTTTTCTAGTCTTTTAAATTTAATTGAACAAAAATTGGAATTAGATGAAAAATTAATTGAATCAAAAGAATATTCTGTAAAAATAGAAAAATGTTTTGACAATAAGAGTGATTATTATTTCTCTTTAATTAAAAACAAATTTCGTAGCAAATTGTTAACCAATTAAAAATTGATTATCAGATGAATCATAATTAGCTTTTTTCTCAGGTTTTTCTAATTTTTTGTTTTCCATTGCAATAAGTCTGTCTAATTCTTTCAAAGCTAACTTTGCTGATTCAGCATCCATGCTAATAGGTTGTGGAACACTTTGTTGAACTTTTTCTCTCTTTATTCTTTTGGTTTGTATTTCTTTCATTTCGTTGATTGCTTTACGAAAAAACATCCTTGCATTTTGCAAAGCAAAATCATCAGGTATTTCAAAGTAAAGTTTTTCTAATTTGCCAATTGTTTCGTTAATGTTCTTTTTCATTGTTTACCTATGAAACTGACCTGAATTGGTTCGTTTGTAATTGAGAACTCGTTACTTCCATCATCAACAGTTTGATTGCCAAGAAATTTTAGTTTATATTTTTTTGGTGTTTTGGATAAACTTGTTATTCCTTCAAGAGGAATTGATTTCATAAAAATCAATCTTCTACGATTATGTTTTTCATTTGGCACCTCATCAGTATATCCTGTTTTCATAAATTTGCTAATTATTCTTTTGTAAAAATAATTAGACATATCATCATCGCCTTCAACTTTCAATCCACCACGAACTATTGTAGCTTTACAAACATTTCCATTGCAAATCATTTTGAATTTTTTAATTGGCAAATAAGTATCATCTTCATTTTCAGGAAAAGGATGAATTTTGTAAGATCCAAAACTTCTTGTATTCGCACTAAATTCGTTGATAAGTTTTTCAAGAATATTGGCGTAATATGATGTTTTTTGATATGTTTCACTAATATTTTCTGCAACAAATTTTTTTTTGTTTTCCTCAAAATTAATTACATGTTCAGGAACATAGGTTAGTTTGTTTTTATTTTTATAACTAATAATATTTTCTACAAGATGTCCATTTGAAACAACATCTACATTATTGCTAGTTTCAAAGTATGAATTGAATACTTCTGGATAATTTTTAGCATTTGCTAACCATTGGTCACTATTGGCTGAAGAGATCAAGGCTAAATGATAATCTTCCAAAAATATTTTTATGTCGTTTGAATGCATATGTTATTTATTCATTTCATCAAATTGCTGACAAGCTTTTAAAAAATCGCTGTCAGCGTTGCCGTCAATGTTATTTATCAACCGATCTTCATATATTTTTTGTGCAATGTTAAAAACTTCTTGAGGCAATGGTAAAGATAGCATTTCAAAAGTTTTAGTAATAGTATAACCTTGGTTTTTAAATTCAGCAATTCTGATCAATTGATCGTAATTTACAGCACTAACATGTTTATTCCAAGGTTCTGGCACAAAGTTATTGATAATATCTCTTGTGGGGTCTGGAAATTCTCTAACTATTTTAAATCTTGAAGGTCTATGCTTTAAAGAATCATCAATTTTGCTGACATCGTTAGCTGTAAGAATGAATATATTTTTATCAAATGAATTATAAACTCCATCAAGAGAATTTAAAATTGTATCAAATGTAAATTTTGGAGCATTGATCCCATTAGTTGAATTTTGCATGACACATGTTCTTTTATCAAAGTATGAATCAAAATCTTCTAGTATTACAAGAGATCTAGCTGGGATTTGAGAAAACATTATCATTAGATGAATGTTATCATATTCTGGCGAAAATGTTATGTAATATGTTGGTAATTTGTATTTTTCAGAAACATATTTTATAAAGCTTGTTTTTCCATTACCCGGTTTGCCATGAAGTATAAGTCCTAATTTTTTATCTTCCTCTTCAATGCAAAGTTCAATTTGTTCTTCAATGTCTTTCCAAATTGATTTAGGTTGAATCGGAACAATTGATTTGCATTTAATTTTGCCAATGTTATCGACGTAGTGTGGTGTTAGCACATATACAGGCATTTCTGGTCGATGATTGATTGTATAATCACAAAGATTTTTTAAAAATTTTCTTAATTTTTTGTATTGCCATCGCATGAAAACTATTCTTGTAGTTTGATCTTTACCTTGCCATCCAGCATTAAGAAGTCTTTCTCCATGATTAACATAAAAATAAGGCGATTCTTTGTATTTGAGAATTGCAGAAAATTCTAAAGCAGATCTATTTTCAATTTTTATTTCTTCTGAAAATATTACTTTAAAAGTAGAGACATCAAGAGAGCTGTATATATGTTTAAATATAGCAGGTTCTAGACGCATTTCCATTGTTATGACGTATTTGAAAAGTGCCCATACACTTACAAATGCAGTTCCAAATGCAAGAACTAGTGTGAAAATGCTTTGTGTAAACATATTTTAAATTAGTAACTAATTTAACATATGAATGAAATTAATCTGAAACAAAAACTTGAATCAAACCTGCAAAATGATGAAAAATTATCAGCAGTTGTTTTAATCACAGTCATTTCAATTGCAATTGATATATTTATTTTTATGTATCAAAACTGTAGTACGACAAAAGGTCTTATTAAAAGATCTGCAAAAAAGCAGGGATTTTTATATCGTAAGTTTTTGAAAACACACGTTTATCCAAAACTTAATGAATCTAATTTAACAGATGAAGAAAAAGAAGCATCAATTGAAAAAATCAGAGAATTAATTATTACTGATAAACTTGATGAATTTATTAATTGATCTTAGATGTCATCGTCTTCAAATTCTTCGCCTGAATAGTAATAATCAATATTTTTATCTGCATATCTTGCAGCTAAATTTGTTGCTCTAGCTAATAAGCCACAAATGAATGTTGGATTGCCACTCGCTTCTAAAACAATATTTTCTACTTCTGAGTGTTCCATCATTACGAATGCAAATGTAATGTTTTTTCTTTTCTTTAGTTCATCCATCATCTGATTTACAGTTACTAAAGATAAGTCTGGAATAGAGTTTTCTAATTTTTTACCATCAAATAATTCAATAAATTTTTTGTATTGATGCATATGAAGACAAAACACCATGTTTTTACCATTGCTATGTAACGATAAAAAATTATCAGATTCATTTGCTGTTTTTGTTATTTTTACAACCAATTGTTCTTTTGTGATTGTAAAATAAACTTTATCTTCTTCTATAGAAGAAATATTTAATCCTTCAATATTGGAAAACCATTTTGCAAATTCTTTTGTTGTCATATCGGAGTATTAAAACCTATTATAGTGCCTTCAAAATCACATGTTATAGCATTATTATTATAGTAAAGCACTTCAATTAACACGACACTTGAAGCTGAAACTTCAAAAACTGGTGTATTAAAATAAATCATTCCATCCAAATTAGCATCTGTTGTTCTTAGTGTGTAAACTTCTGCTGCGTCAACATATACAGTAAATTTAGCACCCAAATCTCCACTTACCTTGCATCCCATAAAAGAAAAAACATTTGAAGACGGGACTGTATAACTCACAACAGTTGTAGGTGTATTTGGAGATGCCCCAACAGCATCACCAAATTCGTTGATTGGATTGGCGTAAGTTCTTACAATTGGTCTGACAGCAACACCATATTCACTTCCAGTTAAATTCGCATTGGAAACATTGCATATTTCATAAAGACCTTGACCAGCAAGAACAATTCTTGACCTGCGTCGATAAACAGGAGAACCAGAGGTTAATGGGTAAGGATTTAATATTGGTGAAACATCGCCATAGTCAATGGCTGTTTCATCCATTATCGAACCTTGTTCGCCTACATTGAGTTGCGTAAAGTTATTTGGATCTATTGGCATAAATCTATTTATCAAATAAAGTATATTTTTGAGATTAAATCATAAATAGATTAATGATGTCATTCAAAAAGTTTTTACAATTGTCTGAAATAGCCACAGATTCTTGGCTAGAACCACAACTGCAACCAACGGCTGCATTAGTTGCTGTCTATAATGGTCCTATAGAAGGAATTCATAGAAGTGGAGAGGAGCCAATTGGATCAGTTAAACATTATCTCGATCCTGTAATGGCTCCTGTCAGAAGAAATAAATTTAAAAAACGATATAAAAAATCAGTCTGATTCATCATCATTATCTAATTCTTCATCGTCGTCATCATCACTATAATCTTCATCCCAGATGTCATCTTCGTCATCTGGGTAGTCATCATCATCGCCCCACAGTTCTTCTTCTTCGTCATCAACTGTGATAGCTAAAAAAATCTCATCTAAATACTCTTCGAAGTCATAACTATGCATAGTTACCTCATTAGTTAGCACACGCACTAACTCTAGTATTAGCGCATTTGATAACATAGTTTGAAGAGCAATTATTTTTTATTACTGGTGCAACTTTTTCTTCAATTTCAGGGCATCCATAAGGTCCACCACAGCCACAACCGCTGATCCTGTATTTCCAACACTTACCATATTCAGGTGCGCCGGGAATAGTACAGTTATCAATAAACCCATCACAACGGATCATTATCCTCTTTAATAATCCTTCTTCATCAATTCTCCATGTTTTGTCAATCAAATCATTTTGAATAATATACTTTGCTGCTTGCTGACCACATTTGATTGATTCATTCATGTCTGAATTGATCATTCCCATTACGCCATCACCATCATCGTATGTAAAATCATCAACAGGTAATCTGATTTTAAGATTTTTATATTTTTCATCTTCAACATGAAGAATATCACTAAGTTTAGCTTGATATTCAAACTTCATCATTGTAAACATTTCTTCTTTTTCTTCTCTGATTTTAATCTTTTCATTATTTTCATGGAGATTCATTTTCATAGATACTGGCATCATATTTTTTGAAATGAAAACATTTTTAGCAATTCCAGCTAATTCTGGATTGATTGTTTTGCCTAAATCACAAAATACTTTGGCAAATGCTGTGAAAAAGCCCGGAACTGCTGGTACAAGTTTCATACAACGGAATAAAGAATCACGAACAAAATCACGAGCCAATTTAGCAGCAGCTACATTTTTACCTTTTGCTGTGTAAATTTCAGCAAAAATGCGATATAATGCACCGCTCATAACTCTTGAAAAATTATGTGGCTCTTTGGTCAAAGCATCTGGGTTTGTACTGACATTAGCCAAAGTGTTAGGATCGACATAACTAAGGTCATTATCAACATTCCTTAAGTAACCATTCATGCCAAGACCAACGCCAAATTGCTCTGCCAACTTGGAAACTATGCTGGCTTCAAACAAATTTCCTTTAGTTTCAGTTAGCATTGCGTTAATCATTGCGTCATGATGAAGTGATGCCAAGAAAGCAAAAACGTCACCAAAGGCTTCGTGAAACGCCCAAATTTCAACAGCACCAATTGACCAAAAATCGGGTCTGAGATAATCAAGAACAGCGTGACCTAATTCATGTGTTATAATGTCAGCCGATAAAGCAGTATAAATCTTTTTGCCATCTTTACCATTAAACCAGAAAAAACTAAGACCTTTTCTGTCGTAGTAAGCATTTGGCATTTGTCCAGCATTTGGCTTTACAACCAATGTTTGTACTTTTGACCATGTGCTTATTTTATTGATGGCGTAATTATTGTAAAAATTATTCATGGCAAACATCAAAGTACCCATTGTGTTGGATGCTAGCCCAGCTGGAGTTAAAAAGTTTTCATTTGGTCCAGTATATCCAACAGTGCTAAATAAAGTTGATGGAGAGAAGCTGACTGTTTCAGTCAAAGTGGGAGTTGTTGGATCATTTAAATAATATTTAATATTTTGTTTTGCAACAGTTGCAGGTTTTGTATTAATCAAATTCTTTTTTTTACTAGCCATGTTCCTCCTTAAATATTTGTTCTATTACTTATTTATATTTGCCATGCAAAACATTGAAGAAAAAATTGCTGAACTTCGAATGGCTGAAGCGATTCAAAAAGATTTATTCGGTAATGCAGGCAAAATATCAATAATTTCTAAAGTTTTTGGCTCTGAAATTATTCAAGATAATTTTTCTAACAATCCTATTAGCATTATATATGACGATATAGACGATGATAAAGTTCGTGAGTTTGATGTAAATCATACAAGTTCTATCATTGGATATCATTTTGATGGATTGCGTATAGGTGTTCCATTAGAAATAATTCAAAAAGAATATGATAATAGTTTAAAAGTTTTTTGGCAGAACAGAGTTGTTTACGAAGAAATTGATGGTGAGTTAGTTTCTTATAATCCTCTTAATGAGTGGGAACAAAATATTGATCAATTGTACACAAAAGCAGAGAATAAAATAAAAAGAGATGAAAAAAACAATAGAAATGTTATAACAAAGCAAATGCAAAAAGAAGAGGACAAGGAAGTAAAGCGATTAAAGGAAAAGTGGGGTATATTTTAATACATAGTTTATGTTTTATGAAAAGCAATTTTTAGAATTAAAAACATGGCTATATAGTTTTGAAGGCAAAGTGTTATTTTGTTCAGGTGCATTTGGTGATTTTTTTCTTGGCTTAGATATAGCAATGAAACATAATTTGCCAATTATATATTGGAGTAAACCTTATACATTAGATTTATCTCACAAATTTCTTAAAGCGTTTGGATTAAAATATTATGTAATTAACGTAGGGAAAGAGATCTGGCGAGATAAGAATACATATGAATTTTGCAATCATATAAGAGAAGAAATAAAAAGTCGAGGTTTTAGAACACATGGCAATAATAAGTGTCATCTCCCTTGTTTAGATTTCAAACCTGATGTTACAAACAGACAATATGCTAATTTTAAAAATTGTAAATTAGATTTACCAGAAAAATACGCTTTATTTTGTCCTTCTGGAAGCACAACAGAAAAAAAGATAAGAAAATTTTTCTCAAAAGAAGAATTTGATATTATTTGTAAATTGTTAAAAGACAAAAATGTTGAACCAATAATAGTTGGAAGTGAAGTCCAATTAAAAAAATACGACAATTACAAGAAATTTAAATGGTTAGAATTTGAAAAATTTGAAGGTAAAAAAATATCTGTAAATTATTTCATAGAAGCTGTAAGATGTTGTAGTTTTGTCATATCTCCAGACACTTCTATTAAGACATTATCGGCAGCAATGCATATTCCAACATATGTTTTGAGAACCCGTAATCAGGAAAACAATTATATTAGTGTTAGTTGGGACGTAATATTTTTAGACAAAAACAAATGGAAAACAATCGAACGATTCACATTCAATGAACTCGTTCAAAGATTATATGGTCCAAATAAAATTAAAATGCTTTAAACAGGAGGTGTAATCAAATCACCGCTAGAAATAATGTATGGAATTTGACAAACTCCAATCAAATCTGATCCGCTATATTCATAAGTAGTCTTGAATGCAGCATCACCAATAGAAGCTCCAGCAGGATATTTTATTTCAGTAGAAATGAATCCACTAGTATAGACCCTCTTTGTGAACATATACTGATCATTACAACCCTTAAGAAGCTGCCAATCAGGACTTGGGGAAGATGAATTAAATCCAGCAGCATCTATGTAATCAGCTTCAATTGTATTGCTGGTGTCCAACAACAAAATTCTTTCTGATCCAAGATCAGTGTAATTAAATCTTTCATCAATATCATATCTTGTAAAATAAGTTGGCAATTCTTGAATTGGAGCTAATTTATTAAACTTGATAAATCCTTCTGCTCCTGAATTTACAATATATGCTTTGAAATTAGACTTTGGTTTCTTAGATTTAATAAGAACTTTGTTTTCAGTCACACCAACAGTATTAGTTTTAAAAACTGATGCAGTAAAAAATGTAGAAAATAAATTGTCTGCATTCAAGGCGGTTACAACTTCAGCCGCTGTTGTTGCAGCAGCAGTTGATCCAGATATGTCAATAGTAACATTTGCGTAATTCACCTGTTCAAGATCATAACAAAAAGATAATGTTAAATCAGTTTCAGATGAAAAATTATATGGCTCAGCGTTTCCGCTAAGCATATAGTCTGATCTGTTAGTATTTGCTTTGACTTTAAAGGTTTGTTGGTATTGTCTGTCTGCTGATAGCAAACTACCACGAAATTCAAAATCAAAAACATTCATGAAGAATGGCATAGTTTTACCTTAATAATTTAGAAGCCTCTTGTATTTATCTACATCAGCTCGACTTTTTTCTATTTGTTTCTCATAAAAAACTTCTAACCACTTTTTTGTGGTCTTGTCTGTAAGCTGATCTAATGCTTCTATTCTATTTACATAGTTGTCAACAACTTCTTCTTCCATAAACAAAGCATACTTCAAAGCATCTTCAGAATTAACAAAAATATCAAATTTTTCAAATCCTTGTGCTTCGGCAGAACTTATGTTCCCTCCGACTCCAACAATCATATTTTGAAAATCTTTGACATGTTTCATTTCTTCAGTTGCTTCATGCTCAAATATCTCGACATATTCAATGGAATTCATGCCTTTTAAAGAACTTGAATTTGTCAAGTAAAACATCATGTGCTTGCGTTCATTACGCAAATCTAAATACAAGTCGCTCATGAAATCGTCACTTAGTTTTGCCATTTTCAAGCCCTCCAATTAAATATAGCTGACTTTTATTTAAAAATCTTACTAAATAAATGTATACATGAGCGTTTGGAAAAAAAAGTACAAATCGATAAAAGAATATTATGCTACCCAGTATAATAAAGATTTCTTTCAGTTGGACAAATTTCAGTTTGAAATAGATCCAGATGAAACTCTCGATGATTTAAACGCTTATAACCAACAACAACAAGAAGAAGAGACTTATAAATGTATAAAGTCTTTTTCTTATTTTTGCCATAAGTTTATAAAGATTTTACATCCGACTAGAGGTCTTGTACCATTTGTAATATTTAAATATCAAAACAGAGTAATTCAAGATTATGAAGACCATAGATTTAATATTATTTCAAAATTTCGTCAGGGAGGTCTAACAACAGTTACTTTGTTGCATGGTCTTTATAAAGCATTGTTTACACTTGATTTTTCAATGATGCTTATATCAAAGTCTGACCGTGAAGCTGTAGAAGCAGGATATATCGTTGATAGAGCTATTGAACATTTGCCAGATTGGCTTAGACCTAAAAAAGATGGAAAATGGAATGACCATCTTAAGCAAATCACAGAAACAGGCGGAAGTCTCAGATTCTATTCACCAGAAGCCGCTCGTGGAAAATCAGTTGCATTTATTTGTATAGATGAAGCAGCATTCTTACCCAACATGGAAACTGACTGGCGAGCATTGTACCCAGTTCTTTCAACAGGTGGTAAATGTTCAATTATTTCTACGGTAAATGGAACAGGTAATTATTATTATGAATTATACATGGGAGCAAAAGAAGGAAGAAATAAATTTAATATCATTGATATAGACTACCACGAACATCCTTTTTATAATTCAAAAGTTAATCCAGAATGGGCAGATGAACAAAGAGCGCAGCTTGGTGAAAAAGGATTTTTACAAGAAATCCTCAGAGTTTTCCTTGGATCTGGCGACACATATATTCCCGGTAAAGAATTAGCCCGATTAGACGAAGAACTTAAAAATGGCTACCCAAAAAGAAAACTATTTTCTAAGTATCAAAATAAAACCAAAAATGATGATCCTGACATGAAAGAAGAAAATAAAGGCGCACTTTGGATATGGAAAGAACCTGTGGCAGGAAAAGAATACTATTTCGGCATAGACTGCTCAGAAGGTGTAGGAGCAGATAATTCCTGTATCCAAGTTTTTGAAATAGAATCTAAAGAACAAGTATCAGAATTTTACTCAAACAATATCACTCCATATGAATTCGCTCAAGTGATATATGAACTAGCTATACTTTACAACAATGCTTTACTAATTATAGAAGAAATGTCAGCTGGTCTTTCTGTCATAAACACCTTGCAAAATGAATTGTATTACGATAACTTTTTCTATAATAATCCAGATTCAAGAAGCGCAAGGGTTGGAATTAAAACAACTTCTGCTAATAGACCTCTTATTTTAACAAGTTTTCAAACAGCCATTCTACAAAAATCAATTAAAATTAATTCAATTCGTCTTTTACAAGAAATGAAATGTTTTGAGTACAATAATACAACCAAAAGACCAGAAGCACAAAAAGGCAAACATGACGATGCAATCATGGCTTTATCTATGTGCCTTTATGTGATGGGTCTGCAAAATAAAAATCAACCAGCTGGATTTGATGGTAAAAAAACCTCGTCAATTAGTATTCTAGATGACATTAAGAACGAAATAAGACTGAACATTAAAACTAACATAAAATTAAAATTTTCTCAAAACAATGAAGACCTTGAGCAAAAAGAATTAATCAATATTTATCGCCCTAAACATACACTCTTAAAAGAGTTTGGGTGGCTTTTATTATTATCAATTCGGTTGGTAGCTCACTATATAATCTAATATGAAAGAATCATCAATAAAAAAAATCATTGACATAAATTGTAAATTTATTACAATGATCCTCTAGGAAGAAAAACAGAGGAGCATATATGTTTACCCACAAAAGAGAAAACCACATTAAGCGTGGAACTATTCGTGAAGACGGTAAAGTATTTTGGGTTTATCGAAAAGGTAAAGAAGTTTGGGCGACAAAAGAACAGTATGAGAAAAGAGAAAATACAAGAAAAGCATATGTTCGTATGTGTCAACAAGAATACAGAAGATTACAAGCAAAGAAATTACCACATGAAAGAAATTATGTTGGCAAATACGACTCATCTAGAAATTTATATTTTATGAGCATTTCCACTTCAGGGAAAGAGGTGTGGGGAAGTAAATCTCAACTTGAAAAATACAGAAAAAGATTGAACGACAGAAGAAAGGACATGACCCAAAGACTTAAAGAACTTCAAACTAATCTTAAATTTGGTGATCCTAATCCAAATAACCCAGAAGAATTTGTTTGCTATTTCATTGGCAAAAAACCATACTTTGGATCGGCTAAAAAACTTGAAGAAAGAAAAACAAGTAGAGCTATTGCTTATAGAAAATTAGATATGTTCTATAGAACAAAAAGAATGTTTGTATTGCATTCTTTAGAAAAAAGAATCCGCAGAGGAACTGTTAACGAAGAAACAGGTTTGGTGTTCTGGGAATACAATGAAGCTGGGAAGGAAAAGTGGTTTTCAGAAGAAGAATTTAAATTAAGACACGAAAAAGAAAAAATAAGAAGAAACAAATATAGAAAGAAACCCATACATAATGTATGCGAGGATTTAAAGAATATTTAAAACTAAACGAAACACAGCAATATCAAAAAGGATTGCTGTATAGATTGGATGAACGTCAACAATTTGGTAAATCATTGTTGTATCCATTAGGTTATGGCGGTCTTGGTAACTATCCTCCATCTTATATGACACCCGGACAGGCTGATGCCATTACTTATTTGACAGATGACGCTCGTCTATGGTCAATTTGGGAAAAAGCACCATTCCCAATCCATCAATTAAAACCCGGACCCGTTCCTCATAGAGAACTAACTCTTAAAGGCAAAATAATTCCTTGGAAAGATGCACATAAATTTTCTAGAGGTAAAATGGTCGGCATTAAGAGCAAACTTCCTCCCGGTGATATTATCCCTTGGAGCGATAGCGATTGCCTTCCTTGCACCGTTAAAGCCCCTGAAACGATTGATCCTCGACTCTGTGGCAAGAAAGCCGAGGATTCAATTTGCAAGCATATGTGGAAAATGCCGCCCTATTAATTGTTTATTTGCTTTATCGATCTTTTGAATGATCTACTACAACACATTTCTAGCCATAATTATTTAAAAATTAAACAATATATATCTATATGATAAATGTCAACAAACCATATCTTCCAAATATAGAAAAATACATAAATAAAATAAAAACTATTTGGACAACAAATCATTTAACTAACTATGGTCCATTACATAAAGAACTTGAAGAAAAATTATGTAAATACTTAGACATTAAAGACTTATGTTTAATCAATAGCTGTAGCAATGGTTTGTTAATGTGTTTAAATGAGTTTGATGCTGGTGATGAAATTATAACAACGCCATTTTCTTTTATTGCCACAACATCTTCAATCGTTTGGTCAAAATTGAAACCTGTTTTTTGCGATATAGATCCAGAATATCTTTTTATTGATATAAACAAAATAAAAAGTTTAATTACACCTAGAACAAAAGCAGTTTTAACAACTCATGTTTATGGCAATACAGGAAACTTGGAAGAACTAGAAACAATCTGTAAAGAAAATAATATTAAATTAATTTTTGATGCAGCTCATGCATTTGGGGTTAAATACAAAGAAAAATCAATATTAGAATATGGCGATATGTCTATACTCAGTTTCCATGCTACAAAAGTTTATCACACCATTGAAGGTGGAGCAATCTATGTAAAAGATGAAACAAAAATGGCAGAAATGAAAATAAAAGGAAACTTTGGATACAAAAATTATCAAATAGAATTATTAGGAATAAATTCTAAAATGTCTGAATTCAATGCAGCTATGGGTTTATGTTCATTGGATGAAATTGATGGTATTATAAATGACAGAAAACAATCATTTGAATATTACGATAAATTATTGTATAAATCATATAAAAGAAATTACATCAGAAAGCCAACAAAAAATGTAAATATAAAAGAAAATTATTCTTATTATCCAATTATTTTTAATAATGAAAATGATTTGTTAATTTGTGTAGAAAAATTAAATTCTAAGAATATTTTTCCAAGAAGATATTTTTACCCTTCACTGAACACAGTTAAATATTTGCAAAAAATAGAAATGCCTATATCTGAAAGTATCTCAAAAATAATACTTTGCTTGCCTTTATACATGGGAATAAGCAAAGTTGATATAGAAGCTGTAACAGAGCAAATATAATTACTTTCTCATAATTGATTTTCTGTAGTTGTCGAGTTTTACTTCGCAATAATCTGCAAAAACTTCAATAAAATAATCAACAGCCATTTGAGGTCTTAGTTTTTTGTCAAGATTAGGCATCCATAAATAATCATCAAAAATCATTATGCCATTCTTGTTTAATAGATTCCAACAAAGTACAGCATCCATCATTACGAATGGAGCAACATGATTCCCATCTATAAAAATAACATCATATTTTTTCTTTTCTATAAGAAGCTTGGGAAGAATATTTGTCGATAAATCGTGGTGAATTATAACTTGATCTTTCTTACCTGAAAGCTGAATGTTATTTTCAAAAATTTCCTTAATTTTTAGTGAGCCAAACTTCCATTGAGCATCAACAGCATTATAGGAATTTAAACTATTCTTATCTTGAGAATAATCAAGCCAAGGATCTATACATGTGATCGTTGAATTAATGTTGTGTAAATATTTTTCTATAAACCAAACAGTGCTTCTGCCTTCATAAGATCCAATTTCTAAAAGATTTATTTGATTGGTTGGATCTAAATTTATGGTTTTAATTAAATCATCTTGTAATTCAGTATTACCAAACCAATCGGCTGTAAATTGATATTTCATTTTTATAATTTCTCCTAAAAGCTATTTAATATATTTACTTTTTGTTCAAATGTTTTATTTTTCATCAAAACATTAAGATGATTTAAATCCCTACCCAATTTGTATTTACCCGCACCAATATTAATTAAAGATTTTATTCTTGCATTAGGAGATTTTTCATACCAATGAGGAGTTTCTCCTATTAATCCACATTTTAAACACTGAAATCCTATTGTTGCATGATTCTTATCAAGAGCATCATTGTTATTATTCATTACAAAATCTTCTGAGTATTTTGTTTCATAAAGTTTTACATATTCTTTTTTATCAATTTTGCTAACAACGTATTCCACAAAAGCTTTATCATTCATCATTCCTGTGTTTATAAAACAACAATTTTTATGATCTTCATTTATCTTGAAATCTAAAGGAACATTAGATCCTCCAAAATACTGACCTTTATCATGCATCATTCTCACCATTACATTTTTTACCATTGGAATTTCAACAATAATATTATTAATTCTATAATATTCCTGCAATCTTGTGTTTAAATCTAAATCCGCATAATGTCTTGTATTTGTCGCAACTTCGTCTATACCATTCACTGCAAGCCACAAATCTTTATTTATGCAATAATGACCCCAACAAGAATTGTGAAAAGTGTTAACACGAATTGATTCCCAAGACAAATCATTAAATATTCCATCTCTATACAAAACATTAGCATCTTCAATCGAAATAGGAATTGTGCTTTTGGTATGTCTATCTGTTGATTTAACAGGATTCATTCTTCTTGGCTCAAGACACAAACAATCATCTTTATATAAAACTTGCCAATTAAAACCAACAAATTTAAAATTATTAACCATCTTCAAAATTTTAATAATTTTTGGATGACAAAATCTCCAATCTTGAAATGTAATAATTTTATTTGTAGATGACATCAAAACACCACTATTGAATATACCATAATCAAATGTTTTTGGCACATTTGAATTAACCACATAAGGGAAATGTACAACATTATACTGAAGCGTTTTCACAAATTCTGATAACCATGCCCTTTTAGAATAATGAGGATCTGGAATAACAACTTCAAAAGATTTATCTGTCTGATAATTCAAATTTAATAACTGTGATTTCAATAGCTCGTCATCACCGATAAGATAAAAAGGAGCCATGACAAAACTGTAATCAGGATTACATAATTTATAATTTATCATTTGATTATATATTACGAAAAACTAAATAACATCATGTCAAAAGTATTATCTTTATTCTCATTAACACCAGAAAATGTCGGCGACATGGCATGCAGCTGGGGCAATCAATATGAAAATTTTAAAATATCAAATTTTGGCGAAAATCCACATAATTTGTACGGAATAACTACAAAAAATGTAGCTTTTGGTCATATAAATGATCACAGAAGTGATTATGATCAATATGATTTAATTGTAGTTGGAGGCGGCGGAATAATCAATGAATCGCATGAAGAAGGTATATGGCGAGTAATTAATCAATCAAAAAAATGCATGATACGTTCTGTAGGAGTTAAAGACTGGGACTTGGCTCACAGGATAAAAGATAGAATTGGTGACAATTTTACAATAAGACATGTCGTTGATGGGTTTACATATGAAGCCTGTCCGTCTTTAGTTTTTGTAGATAGATACAAAACAATTCATGGGGTTAATAAGAAAATTAAAAAAACAGATGATATCCTTTTTGCAATCCATCAAAATCATAAA